AGAACATTGGCAATTCTCTATGTTAAATCAAGGTGGTGAAGAGATTAAGTCAGGTTTCTTTCCAGCTATTAAACAGAATGTATTTCCTATTGGTTCTGATCCTATTATCGTATTAGGTAATTCTTTAGGTGAAGAGAAGATTCGTTCTGTAGGCGGTAGAGGATTTAGTCAAAAAGACTTAAAACAGTTTAGAGATGATGTCGCTGCTGGAACTAGGTCTGTCTTCAGAATATATGATCCTGAGACTAGACCTTTAAAACAATTCTTAAATGGAGATACTTCTCGTATTAGATATATAATTACTTCGAATGTAAGAGGTGCTGAAAATAAGCCATTACCTTTCTCTAATCTTAATAGGCGTGGTGGTGGTCATTTTGATTATGACTTTGATCACTATATTAAACAAGCTAGAGTAGGTTGGGATGATGCTTATAAGAAGTTTGTTTATGAAGGTGACTCCACTATTATGCCTATGCTTAATAGAGTAATGGGTAGAGACGTAGCTCAAGCATTAGATGAAGTTAGAATAGCTATACGTAATAGAGACTTAGGAGCAGCTAAAGTTGTAGCTGAGTCTAGGATACCTGCTATACCATGGAAAGAGATACAAAGTTGGTTTAATCCTACTCGTACTGCAACAGGTGAATTACTTCCTCCTAGGCTTAATAAGAATGAACCTATTCAATTAATACCTAGAGGCAGCACTATAGCTTCACAAGATCCTGGTCTATCTAAGAGAGAATACATGCTTAGAAAAAGAGCAGGTCTTAAGCAATATTTATTTAAAGATGGGACTACAGAAGGTTCCGATGCTCGACAGTTTCAAGTTAAGTATACTCAACAGAGAGATGCTTATGATTTATATACTATGCGTGATGAAGGGACTCATGGTAATCCTCTATGGAAGTATGAACCTGCTCAATTAGTAGATCCTATTCCGACTCTTAATAGAGGTATTAAAGATATAGTTAATTCTACATTTATGGATGATTATAAGATCTTTTCTGTAGAACATTGGCTTAAACAAGCAGCTCCTTATCTTAAGTTAGATGATATTGATGCTTGGAAGTCTTCTCCATTTTGGCACTTTAATCATGCTGATTTTAAAACAGATGCAGATGTCTTACAGGTAAGACAGTTAGAAGATGCTCGATTTAAGATTAATCAGTTTATAGGCACTCCATCTAAAATACAAAATATGTTAGATCGTATGTCTCAAGATTTAGCAGATGCTATGTATAAGAAGTTTGGTCCAGGAGGTAATCAATTAACTAGAGGTTTAATCTTAGCTCCATCTTGGACAGTAGCTAATCTAACTAAACCTATAGATTTAATGCATTATGTAACTTACAATGCAGTAATAGGTCTATTCTCTCCTGCTCAACTATTAGTTCAATCTATGAATTACGTAACTATGGCTGGTATTGCTGGTTGGAGTAGAGCTACTCAAGGAGGTGTTGCAGCTTTATTACATCAGTTTGGAAGACTTAATGAACATCCTGATTGGATAGCTAAATTAGATAGTATAGCTTCTAAGTTTGGATTTAAACCTGGTGAGTTTACAGAAGCTAGAATGTTAGGCAACCAATCTGGTATGTTTAATGTTGGCTCTTCTCATATCTTATATGATAATCATTATGCTCCTAAGTTAATCTCTAATGGTGCTCAACAGTTCTTAGATCTAGGTACAGCATTTTTCAGAGGATCAGAACAACATTCTAGATTTGGAGCTCACTATATAGCTTATAAAGAATTCAGAGATCTACACCCTACTGGACGTATTACAAATGCGGATAGGGCAGCCATCCTGGACAGAGCTGACTTACTATCGGGTAATATGTCCAGAGCTTCTAAGTCTAGAATACAATATGGTATCGGTTCTTTCCCGACTCAATTTATGGGATACCAGATGAGGATAGCAGAATTATTCACAGGTAATCGTATGACTAATCTTCAAAGAGCTAGATTATTAGGTACATTCGCTATTGCTTTTGGTGTTCCTACAGCTACAGGAATTACGACTATTCCATTCGATCAGTATTTTAGGAAGGCAGCTAAAGAATATGGTTACGTAGTCGGTGATAAATGGTGGTCTACTACCTTTATGGAAGGATTGCCTGCAGCTCTAGGACAATGGGCAACTGGTAATGTTTATGATGTAGGTCCTAGATATGGTGCCCCTGGTGCGGATTTCTACAGAGAAGCTCTAACAGGCGATAAACCATGGTGGAATATGTTAGGCGGAGCTTCTTGGTCTACATTAGCAGGAGCATTCCAATATTCTAATGGTTTTAGAACTGCTATGATGTCTATGATTAGACAAGACAATGAAGCATTTCCTATGACTGTGGAATCATTTACAGAACCTCTTAAGATTATATCTTCATACAGTGCTGCTTGGAAAATGATGGCTGCTATTAATACTGGAAGATGGATGTCTCGTAATGAAACTTTCATAGATAGAACATCTCCAGCTAACGCTATATTTATGGGTCTGTCTGGGTTACAGTCTCAACAAGCCGCAGAAATACAGACAACTACCTGGTCTTTAAAAGATCGTAAAGCTATGGAAGATTACGGTAAGAAAGAGTTTATTAGATATTTTCATAGAGCTTTAAGAGATCAAGAGATGAATCCTGAATTAGCTAGATCAGAGTTTGCTCAAGCTAATGCCATGCTTATAACAACAGGATATCCAGAAGAGAAGTATTCTGAAGCTATAGCTGAAGCTGCTAAAAATAATGAAACATTAATAGAACGACTTAATTGGGATTTCTATCTTAAAGACATTCCCTACTCTCAGAAAGAGAACTATATGCGTGCATACAATTCTACTACTCAGCTATATCAAGGAAGAGGTAGGTAATGGCTCCTGTTAATCCACAAGTACCTCAGGTTTCAGATCCTTTCTATCTTCATTTATCTAGACCTGCTCAAGAGCCTACTCCTGATAAGTCTGGTGGTACTCTCTTTAAAACAATAGGAGGTGCCATAGAAGATACTGGTAAGACAGTTGATACAGGTATCAAAAAATCTATTCAGAACGATATAACCAAACAGATGACTTCTATAGATGAAGAGAATATCTCTGGTTTAGAATCTACTAAGGCAGCTATTGAAGGAGGTACTCAAACTACTCAGAATATTCAAGGTAATCAACCTAACGATGTTTTAACTGCACAAGGTAGTGCTGCAGTTCCTTCTGATATTCATCAAGGTATTAATGCTGTTCAGATGTTTCAGGATGTTAGAAACAACGGTAAGATAACTGAGTCAGATAAATTAGGAAGACAGTATAAAGTTCTTAAAGATATTAGACAACAATGGCCTCAGTATAGAGATTACATCGATAAAGAATCCGAACGTATTACTGGTAAGAACGTAGCTAATGCCTATGCTAATTCGCTCATAGGAGATCTAAATGCTGTAGATGCTGGAAAGAATAAAGAAAGAGATAGTATTGCAGGTTCTTTTAAAGAACTTAGAGATAAGGGTGTAGAAGGTGCGGCTATATATGAGAATCAATGGCATGCAGGTTTAAAAAGTAATGATGATGCTAGACTATTTATAAATAAATCTAATGCTTTCAAATATAACTATGAAGTTAGAAAGCAAGGTTATGAGATAAATGAACAGGATTTGAAGACTGATCAACAGAATTCTATTCCTTTGACAACTGATCTTTTAGCTGCGATACAACATACTTATAGTGCTTCACTATTTGAAGGTAAAGATGGGGTAGCCAAATTAGAAAAGACTTTAGCTAGTGGAGCAAAACCTGATCCTAATGATGTATTAACTGCTAATAGACAAATTCAACAAGCTAAGGTTGCTTTCGAAACTGAAGCTAGAGCTAAGTTAAACGATACTAGATTAGGAATTCGTGGTAGATCGTTATCAAGTTTATCGACTGCAGAAGAAATGGAAAGAAGAATAAAATCTCAATCTGCATGGTTTGATGAACGTTCAGCTATGTTAACTGGGGGTAATTATAGTGCCGTACATGCTCTAGATAATGAAAAGCAAGCTATGCAGGATATTAATACTTTAGCTATTTTAAAGCATCCTGTTATGGGTAAGTTTGCTCAATTAGATTCAGCATTAGGTAAGATCGGTGGGCCTGTAATACAGAAAGCTATGAGTGACTATTTTCTTAATCTTCAGTTAGGTGGTCCTCCTGGAGCTAAATCTTTAGTACAGAATTTAGTTGAAGAGATGATGACTCAACCTGCTTCTAGAACTATGGCTGAGAATGTTAAAGATATTAGAGCTGAGACTGGGTTTAATGAAACAGTTAAAGCTAAATCTATTGATGAGTTGATTAAAACAGTAGAGAGAATTAAAGATCCTAATCTTACAAGCGCAGTTAAAGCTCAGATTATAGGTAATGCCTATGATCCTAGGAATGCAGAACTAGTAGATGAATTTGAGAAGAGTAATAATTCTGATTTATCTGTCTTTGGAAGAATGTTCTCTCCAGATATTTTAAAAGAAGTATGGAGACAAGGTGGAGGTACAACTAATAGTAGAACATGGCAATGGACTAGAGATTCAGCTACTCAGACATTTGGGAGGTTGTTCCAATCTGATCTAAGAGGCTTAGGTAACTTAAGTGAAACTAAAGGGATTATTGGTTGGGATAATGAGAATCATAAACTTATTCCAGATGAAACGATGAAGAAGAATCCGTATGTTACACGTTTAGTAGATAGAATTAACTATGGTTTAAATAACATACGTTCTGTAGCTGAAACCGAAGGTACAGATGTTAATAACTATTTAGTTGGAGAACTTAATAAGTATAAAGCACTTAATTCAGATAATATGAAGGGATTACCTCAGCAGATATACGACGCAGTAAGACTTCAAAGAGAGAATCAAAAGAAATCTGAAGAAGAGTTTAAAACTAAATATAAGAAACGTAGTAGTAATACAGGACGAGCAGGAGAGGAATAGTGGGTATCTCCACTTCCGATGGGAAGTACTTCGAAGATGAGTTTGATTTTCATGCTGCTAATCAACCACAGCGTGAACCATTACGTTTAACCATTACTCCTCATATGAATGCAGGTGAAGATAATCAAGATACTCTTTCTGAACCTAAAGATATCCACATCATACGACACGGTACTACAGAAGAGAATGAAGAGGATAAGATACGTGGTACTAACGATGATGTTAAGTTAAGCGATGAAGGCCGTAAACATGCTCTAGAAGCCGCTGAGGAGCTTCGTAGTAAAGGTTTAGAGGCTCTGGTGACCTCACCCCTATCTAGAGCAAAAGAGACTGCAGGGATCATTGGTAAAGAACTGGGAATACCTGTCACAGTCAATGACAAACTAAAGACTTGGAATGTAGGTAACTTCGAAGGTAAACCTTGTGAAGGTAATAACGATACGTTACAAGACTATGCAGAGAGCAAACCAGATGAGAAAGTACCTGGTGGAGAATCTTACAATGACTTCAAAGATAGATCCTTCGAAGGTATTAGAGAATCTATACTAGCTAATAAAGATAAGAAGTTAGGTATTGTTACTCATCATATGGTCGAGAGTTCTCTAGAAGGTTGGAATAAGACTGGACAAGATAATCCTAGTCTAGACTTATCTAAGTTGTTTGCTGATACAGATCAACCAGGTTCAGTACGTAAGATGACTATGCAACCTGATAGTACTATTATGCAAGGAGATCAATCTTTAAAAGATAAAATACATCCCTATCTAAAGAGTTTCAGAGATGCTCTAGTCGAACATATAATGACTGCGAGTGGTAATCTTAAAGAAAGTCTATTAGACATTCTCAAACATCCAGAGAACTTACCTAGTACCGGAGAATTGGGAACCTTTACTGGGTCTCAATCTATATTTAAGAAACTATGGGCAGATAAGTTAGAGAAAGAAGGTATAGATGCTTTAAATATTAAACAACTTACAGGTCTAGAAAGAGATCTTAATTTAACTCATTGGAAGCAGGAACTAAGTGATGTAGGCTCTAGTATTAATACAGGTGTATTTAAAGATCAGAAAGTATTAGGTGTAAGAGTTCCTGCAGCTAAACTAGAAGATATACTAGATCATCCTGAACTGTATAAAGTATACCCAGAACTTAAAGATATAACTGTAGCTAAGTCATTGTTTGGTCTTGAGAAAACTAATCCTGAAGCTGTAGCAGTATTTAGCAGATCTAAAAATACAATAGGTCTTAGTTCTAAACTTTCTGGTATAGAAGATACACGTAGTGCTTTACTTCATGAAGTTCAACATTGGATTCAGAATAGAGAAGGATGGCCTGGTTCTTCTACTATGGCAGATATGCCTCCAGAGTTTATAAAAGTATTTGAAGACAGATTAAAAGCTGAAGGTGAACATATACATACTAGATGGCAATTATACCATCGTTTAGTCAGAGAAGTAGAAGCTAGGAATGTTCAGAAGCGAATGAATATGACTCCTGGAGAGATAAGTAAATCATTAGCTAAATCTACTGAAGATGTGCCTAGAGATAAACAATTAGTTATAGATAGTTTTAAGAAGGGTAACATTGTTGATATGTCAGCTCCTATTGGTAATAAGAATGCTAATTCTTTAAGTGAAAGAGAGATTAAAGATATCGAAGAAGGATTACTGGCAGGTAAATCTTTTAATCAATTAGAAAAAGAATTAGATATTCCTGTTTCAACTATAAAATATAATGCTGGTAAAATAGGAACAAAGAGTCAACATCTTGCTTATGGTAAAGAATCTTCATGGACTCCAGAGAAAGATTCTATCTTAAGACAAGGACTAGAGGAAGGTAAATCTTTTACTGCGATTGCTAAAGAATTAGGTATTTCTAGAGGTGCGGTAGCAGGAAGACAAAGTAGACTAAAGTAGACTTAAAATCTCATATAGACATAAAAATAGCCTCGGTAAGCGAAAGCCTACCGAGGCTTAGTCATATGGGTTTGCGAGACCCTGGAAGTCTTCTTACATCAGAGCCCGCTTTTTACTGTATGCTGACCCGACCTCTGATGATCTTACTCTCTGTGTAAGATTAGTTACGCCGCAAGGGCAACCGTGTCCTCTGTAAGAAGCTGACCCGACCTCTCCGGAAGGGGAGTCACCTTAGCAGGAGGAGTCCAGTCCCAAGCCTCTAGGTTCTCGATTGCATCGATGATGATGTTATAGTTAGCGTCGTCATCTCGCTCGTAATCGTAGTCTGTCTCACTCAGATTGCTGGCTACGATGGTACGCTCAATTCGTTTATCCTCCACATTAAGAAGTTCTGTGAATTTGTTGAAACTATCTACATCCCGATCCTTGAACCAATCGATAGCTTCTTCCACAGTATTGAAATTAGGCTGACAGTTCGACATATTGAAACGCTTGTAAGCTTCGGCCATCTTCTTACAGATGATAGTATCCTTCTGTCCTAGGAAGTAGTTCTTGCTCTGAGTGGTGGGGTGTTCTACGGAATTGTACCACATGGTAGTCTCCTGTTTGGGAGTATTAAAGTAACTAATGCCTTGGAGGCTGTCTAATCCTGTTAGCGTGTTCTGAGACCACTCGAGTGGGGATCTTGTCCAACGATCCAGTTCGGTGATAACCAATGTGATCCAACTCCTTATGATCTCCTCTTGTAACTTTTCCCAATCTTTCAGCATGTGCCCTAGCAGCATTGCGTGCCTCTCTACGGCGTACCTGAGCTGGAGTGTCTTCCCATCTTGTTTCTTTTGCATAATTTCTACTCATATGTTCTAAACTTAACCTCTGATTTCTTCTGTTCTTGTTTGTTTAATGTATAGTGAAGAGGTAAGGTTAAGTTTAAATAAGCATTAAGTTTTGCTGGGTTTGATTTTACTTGATTTCTATGATCTTTCATCCACGGTATTGGTCCGAAAGACATAGCAATTATATCTTCATCATCCTTAATCCAATTATTTCTTCTTAATTCATCCTCTATTAAATCTTTAATATGTCCGACGCTTATAGTTGTTTCTATAGTCTTAGGATATTCTTTTGTGTAATCCTGATACTTAACAGCCTTAGGTTTCAATCGTTCGGTCATCTTCATCTCCTGTCGAGGGTCGCTGGAGGAAGCGCCTCTCTCGCCGGACTTTCTTCTTTTGCTCAATCTTTAATCTTTCTGCTTTGTTGGTCGGATGTTTGCTCTTGCTCATTGGTTGAACAACTTATGAATATCAAATGGAGTTGAATACATTAAGACACAGGCTCTACCTAAGCATGTAGAAATACTATTAACATAAATTAATGTTAAGAGAACACCTAGACTGAACCACATAAGTCTATGGAGTAGTCTATCCGCAATATCGACTATAGCCATAACGTACCTCATATACAGTCTTCTTCAAAAATATCTTCTTTAAACAAATCTTTAAAGAGTTCAATCTTTTCCCAGTAGTCCGGCATATGATCTTGAGGTTCATAATATGCGGAAGCATCTAAGATATCTCTTAAATCTTTTATATCTTTCTCAGTTATCTTAAATTTATAAATCTTCATAAACCTAGTAACCACTCCTCTGGAATATTACCGATGGCATATTTAAATCCGTTCTTTGTAGCCCATTTAATCTGTTTCTCTTTATATTCATAAAAGACTATTCTTAGATCCATATTAGGATGCTGTTTTCTAACGGCTATTAACTTGCATTTATCCTCTGGTCTTAGATAGCCTTTGTATTCAATGTATACTTTTCCTAAAGGAGTATATAGTTTAAAATCTATAAGATAGTGTCGAGCTAAGACGTAAGGAATCTTTTCAGTTTCGTATTCAAATATAATCCCAGCTCGACGTAACTGATTGGCTATTGCTTCTTCAGATTTATTTCTAGTCTTAGATATCTTGTTCCTCGTCATCTTCTTCGTAAGTTAAATATTTACAATCTCTAATAGGTTTATCACACTCACACCAACCATTTAATAACTTACAATCAGTAGGCGTGTTGTTAGTATGGGACTGAAACAAGAAGTCAGTGTATGACTTGTCCAGCTCTGTTGATTTCAATGACATCAGGTTTCCTTTCTACGTGTGTGAGATATACAGGACCATTTGCATACAGAAATGTTCTTAACTTGGGAAAACAACAGTACTTGAAGGAGTTGTAGCTTGCCTTAATCCCAAGTCCGACGTTCCCAGAAGATCCAAAAGGTGTGACCTTGCAATTGCAAGTTGGCGGTTCGCTTCGTCCAACGATCCCTTTATATAACTGTATTTGTTCCAAAATATGTCTGTGTCTATATTCATGTTTATATAATACCATGTGTCCTAGTTGTTTGTCAATAGCTAATATATAGGCTGTGTCTTTTACCAGTACCAGATCGTCGTTAAGACTAGCGCCCATATAAGCGTCAAGTTGAGATAGATAGCCCCAATCGTCAAGCGTTGCTTGATCTTTCCTTTTGAATTTGTCCATCCCGCGGCTAGAGGAAGATTTAACATCAACAATGTAGCCGTCGATAATGCAGTCTCTATGACCGCGGATACCATCGAGAACAAGTTCATCCTGCTCTCCTGTAACTGTATGTCCTGAAGCCTTGGCAAGAGCTATAGCTTGAGCTTCTATTATATGACCAAAGGAATATTTGAACTCTGCCCATGGTGGTAGAGGCTCTGCTAACTCTGGTGTGTGTATTGAATGCCATAAAGCTTTAGGACAGACAGGCCCTAGTTTAGACATTCTTAATCTAGATTTAAACGTATCGTTGTATTGAGATTGTAATCTTTTGGTTATGTTATTAGACAAATCCAGGGCTAGTTCATCTGTGAACCAGCCTCTGGTCGTCAATAGATGTTGTATATCGGTAACCAGAGTATCGATTGATTTCAATTATGGTATCATTCCTTTTACTTGATGTGCAAGTTGTAAGTATAATATTAGTTGTCCAAAACCTACGATCGGAGCGAATGCAGCCATTGTTACAAATGTCTGTGCTACTTCCAACCATTTATCCTTCTTCTTAGGTGGTTCTGGTTTCTTGGCAGAGTCTTTGATCTCCTTCTCAACAGTCTTCCAAAAATCTATTGTTTCTTTCATCTGTTGAAGAGGACTTTGTTGAGGACCGAAAGGACTTCCGTATCCATACATTGTAACCTCCATTCTAAATGGATTAAATAGATTATTAAGAAATAATCTAACGGGGGCATATGTGCCCCCAATCTTAAGGCGGTTGTTTGATCTGTCCAGAGTGCACATCATATAACACGATTGCACCTCCATTAGTTAAAGTCTCGGACATGAGACTCTAGAAGTCTTTTGACGGTAGACCACCGTCTAGACCTTTGTAGTCTTCTCTACATCGAGAGGTCTGATGTGTTTGTTCCAGGTTTACTCCCACCGAGTAGTTTTATGATGGGCGTTCCGGCTAGTTCGTGTCCTAGTTCCCGGTTATACCAGTGTACTTAACCACTGCGTCTCTTTAGATCATTCGTCTGTTCAGCACAGACCGGAGATCTTTGTAGAGTCTTTGATACTGAGACATCGACCTGGGCTAATGGAACCTCAGTCCTGATGGTTCCTTCAAGGGGATTACATCAGATAAGCGATGCTACTGCTCAGTCTTTTCGATCAACATCCTTGTTGAATACAGACCACAGGTTGTTCGGGCTTACAACATATATAGGTTTCACCCTATATGCATCCGATCACATAGGACTCGCATGTCGCATACGACACTTGTTCGGTGTCCGCGAGCAAAGAAGGACATGCCTTAGCTTTGTCTGCGTCCTGTTGCTTTTCTGCCACCGTGGCCATATCAAGGCTTAGATCTACTTGTCCTGATATCAGATCTTACTTTCACTCAGGAAGGATTTAAACCTTCTATTTCTAACCTTCATGACCGGTGTAGCTTACTATACCCTTAGGCCGTAAGTCTTCCTGGTGAATGAAGTCTGAGTTACTGTAAGGAGTTACACAGCTCCTTAGGATACTGACATCAGTCCATGCTTATGCTTCTCTGTCAGTTAGACAGTTGACCACAGGTACATCACCATCCTTTGCCGTCCCTCTGGCTTGGAACCCAGGTTTGTTTGGACTAAGCGGACTGATCTGACGTCTGTCACCGGAGGATAGATCTAAGTACCGGTTAAGTCCTACTTCCTTATGTTTTAGCCTCCATGTAAGGATACACGGGCCTGCTTAGCGCTCTCCTACTGTATAGCCCTCAGAAGCTAGTACGTTACTCACGTAAACGAACCGTGCCTTCCGTACATTTGTTTACAGGAGCGCTTACTTACGAGGTAGATCATTTATCCTCATCAGCCGTGGCTATAGTCCCGGTCTATCGTGGAGGTTTCACTACTCTCGGATTTCTCTGCTGGCCATTCTCTGCCAGTATTGTCTATAGCTCGTTCGACAGCAGGTCGAATAGTAATTGGAGGAGAAGCTCGTTCTACTACTTCAATTACCTGACAAATGAATGCTTTTGTAATTGTAGCATCGTTATTTAACTGTTTAGCTGCGTAACCATGAGCATCCACTAATGTTGTCTTACAATTAGTAGGTACATTATTAGGGAAGTCTTTATCATGTGTTGCTTTGAAAACAACTACAGCATAGAATTTCTCGTTCATGTTACCACTCCACTACGATGTACTTATTACGTCCACTTGTTCGTTTGATCGTGAGATCTAAGAAATGATATGTAGTCTTCCACCTATTTTCATAGATACCAGGATACTTAACTTCACAATGAGTGTCGCCCATCTGAGTAATCCTTTTTAATCTGACGTTCAGATT